ATCGGTAAATTCCTATTATTGTATATTTATGCAAAATGGTTATTTGTCTGACTTGCCGAGGATATGTTTGAGCAACTCATTGCGGTCTAGTACAATTCCCTTGCCATCAACGGGTTCAACAGGATCCACTTCACCCTTTTTATTATCTTTGGCAATAGCATGATCCAATCTTGCTTTTTGCAATTGCAAACTGATCATACGTAATTTTTTGTCCATCTTTGCTGTTTTGGCACTAATGGCATGTCCTAGCATAACCCCTGCGGTTTGCAAAATAACTCCAGAGAATCGGGGCTCTACGTTCATACCCAAATCCATTAAGTCTTCTGCTTTTTCTTTAGCAAACTTAGCCAGGTCATCTAGCTCTTCGTCCGCCGCATCGAGATCTTTTACTAATGGCAATGCGGCATCTATTTTAGTAATTGCCGCATCTACTTCTTCAATAATGTCTTTATGTTCTTCCACAAAGCTCTTGGCTTCTTCCAAAGTTGGTTCTTCAGCATCAGTGCTATTAGGTGGCAGATTGAATAGTTCTTCTAGTTTGCGTGTCATAATTGATATTTACCGTTTTCCGCCCATGTGGAAAATGTCTTTTTCGGTAACAATGCGGAATGATAATCCTTGGGCTTTGCACCATTGTCGGGCCGCTTCCCATTTTGCCATGTTAAGAATAGCCGCCGCCTGTGCTCGTGGACTGCGGCCTGCTTCTTTCAAACTTGTTTCTTTTGTGGGTTTGATCTCGACTAATTCGGCGTGCTTTTTGCCTGCGACATCTACGTACACCATTAAAAAGTCCGGAACATAAATGGTGTTCTTACCACTTAGTGGGTTTTTGTAATTGATATGAACCGCTTCACTTGCCCATTGTAATACACTAGGATTGTTGTCACAAAAAGTCATGAACACAAACTCCCAACTACTTCTATAATGTGGAGTCTTTTTACCTACATACTTTTGCGGATTTGTTAATTGAAAGAACCCGTTTGCATATTTGCTCATGGAATAATTGATCTCGATACGTAATTGTTAACCGTAGGCGTTGCCTTAATTCCTATTAAACTTGTAGGAACACGGTTAAAATTTAAAAATGCCGCTAACTGTCTTGAAATTTGTCCTTGTGTTAACTGTTGGAATTCGGCTAACACTGCCATAGGATTCATTCCTTGTGCAAGAGCTGTGTACAATACTGCGGCCGCCAATGCTTGCCCCGATTGCTTATTTCCTGTAAAGTTTTCAAAAAAGGCATTCAATACATCGTTAGATGCACCAACTGAAAAATCAATTGAGAAGAAATTATTGAAAAACTTATTCGGATCTTGCTGTACATTAGAAAGATCCGGGGCTTGGACGTTTGTTGCTGATGTGATTTGATTAGACATATTTTTAAATTATTACCTACCAACTGCCGAAGCCGCTTGTTCTGCGTCATACGAATCTTGAACTTCTTGTTGAAGATCTTCAGCTGATTTTTCAGCTTCTTCGACTACTGGAGATTGATCTAATACTGCATTGTAATTAGTAGTAAATCCATTGCCATTCAATAAATTGTTCCAGGATTCGGAAATTCCAGAAGTAAATGTATCAGTATGACCAAATGCAAAATACTGGTTAGCATCTGAAGCAACTGATGAAGTATACCCTGCAACTGATGTGCCAATACTTGTTGCAACTTGAGCAGCCAATTTAGCTGTCGCGGCATTTACAGCATTCATAGCATAACTCACTGCCATATTTTCAATCGCCTTTTTAGCACCTTGTGGATTCTTAGCGGCTGCGGCAACTAATCCAGCCAATGCTACACCTTGTTGTAAGGATGCACCTGTAATACCGCTAATAACACCGCCCACTACGCCTGCAACAGGTGCAGATGTGAGTAATGTTTTATCATAATTCAATTGCTGTTGTACAAAAGTACTATTACTAATTCCCGATGTAATCATACCAAAGTTGGTTGTTGGCACGAGATACGCATTCATATTTACTAACGGTGTTGTTGACTGTGCATACCAATTCGATGTTTGTGCAGAAATATTTTGTACCACTGGCGGTATGTTTGTACTAGGGCCTGTAGTAACAATATCAGTCGTAGCCAAATCTGTTACAGTAGACGGCGCCGAGAATGGTGTAGTCGTTTTTGCATTTACTACTAAGCTGGTATCGGCCGGGGCTATTGGACTCGGTACATTGTCATAATGCAAATCAATAAAACCGCCAGCTGTATTATTTGTTACATATCCCGTTTGATATTTAACAGATTCGAATTGAATCGTCATAGTATTTTCTAATACTTCATTTCCACCATTGCTATGATCGCCATGTTTAAATGATGAAATGATAGGATTAACTAGTTCGTATTCACTGAAAGCCTTTTGATGCAAACTGTATATACGAATAGCTTGGATATATTGGTATGCTTGATATCCCGATTTAGTATCTTGATATGAGTAAGATCGTCTAGGAGTATAACCCCAATCGAAAGTCGGGCGTTCTTGATATTTACTAATTACTTGATAAGTCGAATCATCATAATCAGAATCTCTATAATAAAAACTGTAATAATCGTACCAAAAGTTACGAACCATGTCATCCTGGTCGTCATGGAATGCGATAGTCACAGGATCGTATTTAATTGCATTTTGTACAATGTTTTTTCTGTTATAAGCATTATGGACTTTAGTTTCTATAGTGTACTTTGGTAAAGTCACCGATTTAACTATCATACCCAACTCTTGTTCGTACTGAGGACTTAAGTTTGTTACATCTGGATTGAAATCAAATTCCACATAGAATAAAAACCCATACTTAGGACTTAGTCTATAATTACCATCTACAAAGATGCGGGCGGCATGCTGGTAATCTTTAAGAATTTCAACACCAACTGTGCCGTTGATATTGTATCCGGAAGAAGATGCTTTTAAAAGATTGTTTATATTGGCCATAAAAGTATTTATGCGTGAAAAAACCCAGGTTTTCCTGGGTTCTTCATTGAGTTAGTCAACGATTAGTTTGCTGTACCGCTGCCGCCGGGCACTAATGTTTGGCTAATAACCGAAGTACCGACGCCACCACCAACTGTTTGGATAGCGTTATCGAACTTGATGTTCAATTGAATTTGAGCAGGATCGTTGCTGTTATAAGCCATATCACCCCAGTCAACTTGACTTAGGAAACATCCGTCCAATTCCCATGCTTCAAGAACATTGGTTGTAACTGATCCGTTACCACCGTCCAAAATTTCATACAACAATTGGAACTTATAATCAATACCGGATGGTGCAGATGCTTGTTCCAAGAAGTCGAATTGTTTCTGAACTTGTTGGCCGACTAACGTAGTAACAATTCCAGAAGAATCATCACGTAAGTTAATAGTAGTTTCTTGCCATTCAGGTTTCCCTTGCAAGAATACTTTTGAGTTATAAACGTCTAATGTAATCGGGTTAAAGTTTACGTTAGGACGTTTAATGTCCACAACTTGTGTGGTCATTGTTGTTGTAGGGTTTGTAACACCAAAGTTAACAAAAGTAGCGCGGAAGCGATACTTTAATTTTGGCATTAACAAACCTTGTGTTACAGCACTTTGGCTACTGTTTAGCGGTACTGTAAAATTAGTTAAACTTGCTACTGGCATTTAATTCTCCTGTTATTCTTATTTACCTATTAAGACGACTGTGTATTCAACTGGGCAATTTCGCCTGGGTTGTAGATAGCAATCGGGATATAGATAAACTCGACGTCTTTCATTGGCTCAATTGCAACATCAACATAAAGTTGGTTGTTTGCGATTGTTGCCGGTGTGTTGTTACTTGTATCACAGATAACCAAGAAGTCATATACGCCACGTAACGCTAACACGTTATTGAGAGAGTTTTCAATCTGTGTTGCAATGCTCTTACGAGTAATTGCATCGTTAGGTTCAAACAAATAACCATTAGAGATACTTGTAAAGATTGTACGTAGATAGTTTTCTAAACGAACAACGTTAACACGGTTTTGTGATGAAGAAGATCCCGCACGTGTCAATTGTCCGAATACAACTAAACCTGTACTCGGTAATTGTGTGATCGGGTTAACCTGCAATGTAAACAATGCATCACGTAAACCTTGATCGATTGCGTTACGGACATAAGAACCAGTCGAAGCATTAATATAACCAATCGAACTCAAATTGCTCACTAAACCACGATTTACACCTGCCGGAGCAAACCAAGGATAAGCCACCTGGTCGTTGTACAAGAATGTACGTAATACTGCATGACTTGCAGGTACAACAATCTGGTTACCAGACAAATCGTTTGTCTGTCCAGCTGGGTAGTACAATGCTAAGTATGGGCTTGCGGCTGCATCGCTAGGTAAGCCATCGCCAGAAGTGTTGTTAACCCAATTTGTAATATCGGTTACATTAGGCGCTAAATCCATCGGTGTGTCGCCAATAACAAACGCTGTGTCGCCACGGTTGTCATTCAACGTCAACATGTTAGGAATTAACTCTGGATATCCAGGAGCAACGATTAAGTTAAAATTGTAAATTGCACTTAAGATATCTGTGTTGCTATCAACAGCGGCTTGCATAGCACCAACAACCATAGAACGTTGGGCAGCCGGACCGGCCAACATTGTACCGTTACTAGCTAAACCACTAGCACTAACCCAAGCAGATGTTTCTACCGGTAATGTAGAGTTAGGGAAACTAGATGCATTGAAATAGTTTTGAACAAATTTCTTAACGTTGTAACCAGAACGGCGTGTGTTAAACAACAACATACCACGTGGATACAATTGTGCGTTAGGAGCATCTAAGTCGACATAACTACTTGTCAACATTGTTGCTATTGACGGGAAGTTACCGCTGACAGGATCAATTAATCCGCCAACAGATTGGTTAGAACCATTCAAACTTGCATCCCAACGTGCATCTGCAAACAAGATACCGTTAGATGTAATTTGGTCGTCTGTGTCAATAGCAGTCCATGACTTAGAATTACCGTTGTAACGATACAAAGCAGGGAAATTTTCCAAGTCGCCACTGTCTAACCATAGATCACCGCTAACAAGAGCGGCGCCTGTACTTTGGCTAGTAGGCGCTGTTGTAGGTGTAACGATAACTCCGTTAGGATCTGTATTCTGTAAGTTAAATCCACGTGTATCCCCTGATACAGTTCTGTAACCTTGCCATGAATAACCAGTGTTAACCATGATATCGATTTGTGTAGGATCACTCCAATACCAGAATGTTCCGGAACTTGGGGCAGAGTACGGTGTGTAAGAAGAATATGCAATATTACCTGTAATACTTACAAATCCAGAAATAATAGCAGTTGCAGTAATTGGAGATACCCAATATCCGTTACCTGCCGCATAGAAGCCCATTCCACGAGTGCCGGAAGTAGAAGAAGTACCAAGAGCAGTTCCGTACAAAGTAATCAATCCACCCAATGTATGAGTAATATTGATAGCTCCACTACTTGTCAAACTAGCAGTCACATATGGGATGTTAGCTTGTAAAATATTAGTCACAATCGATAAAGGAGATGCACCGCTGAATGTCAGCGAAGTACTATTCAAAATATTCGATCCAGGCACAGATGCTTGGATTGTTAACGATCCAGTAATCGAGCTGTCTGGTGTAGCGCCAGTACCAGAAGACCCATTTCCAGTAGCCTTGAAGAACTGAATGC